TCCTTGAATCTACTCTGAACAGAATACCAAGAGCAATTTATATAGGATAATAAATGGCATTATTCACAGGTCAACGAGACATGAGTTTGTTTAGAACCCTAAACAAAGAACTTATCAATGATATAATTGATACGGAAGTGTATTACTATAAGCTTGTGATTTCTGACACTAATGTAAATGTATATGGTGAAGGTAAAGATAAAGTTTATTACAATCCTGTAAAAATTCCATGTTTAATTGAGTATAATACAATCGACCAAGTTTCAGATGACTTTGGTCAATCATATACCAGAACTGCTGTTTTTAGATTCTTAAAAGATACTTTGAAGGATGATAAAAATCTTTATCCTGAAGTTGGTGATATCATAGATTGGATGGGTGAGTATTTTCAGATAGATTCAATTAATGAAGCTCAATTTTTTGGTGGTAAAAATCCAGACCATTGGGATGGTGGTGAGACTCATGGTTATTCAGTATCAATTGTTTGTGATGCTCACGTTACACGTCAAACCACATTAAATTTGGTAGAAACTCGATTCGGAAATTCTAATTCAAATTCTAATACTATACCGATGGGATTATAATGGCAACAAAATTTAGAACATCTGACCCAAATAAACCAAATCTAAATCAGACACAATCGTCCACAAGTTTAGACCCTAAATTAAATAAGGCAAATCAAACTCGTAGAGATAATGACAATCTGAAAAATGTTTCGGTTGGTATTTATGATATTGATTTGGCATTCAAGTCATTTTTAGAATTGGATGTAAAACCTCTCGTAGAAGATGGCGGTAAATATATACCTGTACCTGTAATGTATGCATCTCCCGAAAAATGGGCAAGTGCACAACGTGATGGGTTTATGAGAGATGACAATGGTATGATTTTAACACCAGTAATTTCTTTCAAAAGAAACAATCTATCAATAAACACAGAACTATCTAAATTGAAGGTTGCAAATTCTGAAGATGCTGAACAAATGTTTGAACGTAAATATACACAAGCTAATAGATATGACCAATTTTCGATACTCACCGGTCAACAACCTGTGAAAGAGTATGTGGCTGTTGCTAGACCTGATTATGTTAATTTAGAATATGAAGTGGTGGTTTGGTGTGACTACATGGAACAGGTCAACAAAATTGTAGAACAAATTATTTATTTCCAAGGTCAATCTTTTGGTGAACGATATAAATTTGCTATAAAGGGTGACTCATATTCATTTGAAACTATAGCTGAAATGAGTCAAGACCGAATTTCAAAAGCTACAATCGGATTAACCGCAAAAGCATACATTGTACCCGAATATAAGGGAACTACCCCAAATACAAAACGGAGATTTTCAGTTGGGAAGATTTCTTGGGGTGAGAATCCAAAAATGGATGGTAATGTCTAAAATTTAGATATTTATATAGTAAAATATTAATATTATGGAAAAAACAGTTATTCAATTTACACAAGAAGAGGCTGATAGAGTAAAAGCTCTTCAAGAAGAAGTTTTGTTCACTACAACAAGATTGGGTGAGATAGAATTGGAAATCCATCAATTGGAAGAAATATTCGAAAGTTTGAAGTCACAAAAGGCTACATTATTTGGAGAATATAAACAAATGATGGCTAATCAAGAAATGATTTCTAAACAATTAAAAGAAAAATATGGAGAGGGTGAGTACGATATCAGTACAAATACCTTTGTTCCTAAAAAATAACTATCTCGTTTCCCTAATTTTTTGTGTATTTATTATTAAGGAAAACCAAAAATAGAATATTAGGAGAAAAATAATGGCTGAAAGAATTGTAAGTCCTGGTGTATTCACAAGAGAAAAAGACCTTTCGTTCTTACCACAAGGTATTGGCGAAATCGGTGGCGCTCTAATCGGACAAACTATAAAAGGACCTGCTTTCGTTCCAACGAGAGTTGAGTCTTTCAATGAATTCCAACAAAAGTTTGGAGGTTTGACTGAAGATTCATACCTACCTTACACCGCACAATCTTATTTAGAGGATGCTTCAAATGCTACTATCGTAAGAGTATTGGGTGCTGATGGGTATACCGCCAAACCAATTGCTTTAGTGGTTTCATCATCTGCTGGTCAAAAGGTTGGTGCAATATTACACCCCACTACAACTACATTTGGTGGTGATTTTGACATATCAAATGTTAATACAAGTAGTGCTTCATCTTTCGTATTAACGCTATCAGGTAGTTTGGTTAGTGCAACCTCTACTTCAGCGTCTATGAACCCAACATCGGATAACTACTTTACAAAAGTTTATGGATTTGCTCCAAAGTCATCTAAAGTGGCTTACACCTATTTGAACTTTTCAACATTCCAGTCACAATCATTTGCTACAAACGAATCCGTTTCGGTATCAATTGTACAATACGACACAGACTACACTAAAGCTTACTCCGAAGCATCTACTCCTTACATCGTATCTCAAAAAGTTGGTGGTGTAGCTACTAACTTATTTAAGTTCCATACATTATCACATGGTAATGCTACAAACTATGAATTTAAGATTGCTATTCGTGATATCAAACCTGCTTCTGAAGTTCCAGGTTCTGAATTCGGTACATTTACTGTTCAAGTTCGTAGAGTAGATACTTCTAAAATTCCTTACTCTATATTTGGCCAAAATGTTCAAGATGCTGATACCAGACCTAACATCGTAGAAGAATTTACAAATGTAAACCTTGACCCTAACTCTCCAAACTATATTGCACGAGTTATTGGTGATAGATACACTACTGTGGAATCTACAGGTAAATTGGTATTCAATGGTGATTATCCAAACATTTCAACTCACATCCGTGTAGAAGTTGCTGATGATGTTAAAAATGGTGCTGTAGATTCTACATTAGTTCCATTTGGATTTGCTGCTGTAACTTCACCACTTCATAGTGGATATAACTTACCAGAACCAACTTATGTAACTACTCAATCTTTGGATGGTGTTTATAACTCTAAAGTGTTCTTTGGTTATTCATATGATTTCACATCTACTGATAACTTGAACTTCTTGAACCCAACACCAGATGCTAATACTGAAGTAGTTGGTAACGCATTTGATTTGGCTACTTGTCAGTCTGGTTCTTCAACTGTATCATTGACTACAAGTAATATTGATTACAAAAAGTTCATCGTACCTTTCCAAGGTGGTTTTGATGGATGGGAGCCAAACCGAGTAATTTACACCGGAAACAATATTGTTGCTGGTAACACTCAAGGTTTAGATTGTTCATCTGCTACTGCTAGTGGTACTGTTGCTTTAAGAAAAGCTATCAACGCAATTTCTAACCCTGATGAATTCGACATCAACATGGTTGTGATTCCAGGTTTGTTACATAGATTACACTCTTCAGTTACTACATACGCTAAAGATATGTGTGAAGATAGACAAGATTGTTTCTACGTTATGGATACTGCTGGATATGGTGATTCAATCGCTACTGCTGTAAACACATTGACATCATTTGACTCTAACTATGTTGCTACTTACCATCCTTGGGTTAAAATCCTTGATACTGATAAGAATAAGCCAGTCTGGGTTCCACCAAGTGTTGTTCTTCCTGGTGTAATTGCTTTCAATGATTCGGTTGGTGCTGAATGGTACGCTCCCGCAGGTTTGAATCGTGGTGGTTTGACTAACGTTATTGAGGTTAAGACTCGATTGACACATGATGAAAGAGATTCGTTATATGAAGGTCGTATCAACCCAATCGCTACATTCCCTGGACAAGGTGCTACTGTATTTGGTCAAAAGACCTTACAAGCTAAACCATCTGCTCTTGATAGAATCAATGTTCGTAGATTATTAATCGCTGTTAAGAAGTACATTGCTTCTTCTACAAGATACTTGGTATTCGAACAAAATACCGCTGCTACAAGAAACCGCTTCTTGTCAATCGTAAACCCATACTTGGAATCAATCCAACAAAGAAATGGTCTTTACGCTTTCAAAGTGGTGATGGACGATACCAATAACACACCAGATGTTATCGATAGAAACATTATGGTAGGTGAAATTTACTTACAACCTACAAAGACTGCTGAATTCATCGTTCTTGATTTCAACATTCTTCCTACTGGCGCAGCTTTCCCAGGGGCATAATTTTAAGATAACACTATTTATTAGAAAGAATTAGGAGAAATATAAATGGCAAATTTGTTAGACCCAAATGAAATAATGTTCACCAACTTTGAACCTAAAATGTCAAATAGGTTCATCATGTACATCGAGGGAATCCCTGCGTACTTGGTGAAAACAGCCGCCAGACCTGAAATTCAGAATGGTAAAATTACAATTGACCATATCAACACTCGTAGATATATCAAAGGTCGTTCAGAGTGGCAAGATTTGTCAGTTACTCTTTATGACCCCGTAGTTCCATCTGCTGCTCAAGCGGTTATGGAGTGGGTTCGTCTACACCATGAGTCTGTAACTGGTCGTGATGGCTATGCTGATTTTTATAAAAAAGATATTACATTTAACTCGTTAGGGCCCGTTGGTGATAAAGTTGAAGAATGGACATTGAAAGGTGCTTTTATTCAGAGTGCAAAATTCTCTGACATGGATTATGCTGGTGAAGACTTGGCAACTGTTGAATTAACATTGACTTACGATTACGCTATCTTACAATACTAATTTAGGACTGCAAAATGAGAAAACCCTCGCTTCGGTGAGGGTTTTTTGTTTTAAAAAGTTTTCTATTCCATATTTATATAGGAACAAAAGGAGAATATATGAATATAGTTAGACGAAAAACAGACAATGGTGTAGTTTACGCTAATGGCATTGGTCAATTCGTTTCCGTTGGTGATAACGCATTTACAATTGACGAGGCTAGTGCTGAGTGGAATTTACCTACAGGTGGTTGGGATACTAATGATTATGATTACGTTTCAGCTGAACTGGAACTTCCACTTGATTATCCACAGGTAGAATATAAATTAGTTTATGCAGATGGTGTATATTCATTTGAACAACTTTAAAAAAAAGAAATAAGTTATGGTAGATTTACAAGATGACTACAAAATGTCCAATGAGGACATGATTCAACAAGCGAAACAGCAATACGAAGTTAATCAGGTTCGTGATTACAAGTTTCCAACCGAAATTATTGAACTCCCATCAAGGGGGTTATTGTATTCCAAAGACAATCCATTATCAAGTGGTAAGGTTGAAATGAAATACATGACCGCAAAGGAAGAGGATATTTTAACAACCCAATCTTACATTAGGGATGGGTCTGTTCTTGACCGATTGTTCCAATCTCTAATCGTATCAAATGGTGAAGGTCAGCCAATTAAGTATGTTGACTTGGTTACCGGTGATAAGAACGCAATCATGGTTGCTGCTCGAGTTTTGGGATATGGTAAAGATTATGAGGTTGAAATCGAAGACCCCTTTAGTGGTAAAAAACAAAAAGACGTTATTGATTTGACACAATTTGAAAACAAAGAATATGATGGTTCTGCTCAAGTAGAACTTCATAAGAATGAGTTCGAATTCACGTTACCACGTTCAGGTCGTAAAATTACATTTATGGCTATGACTGAATCAAAAGAACGTAAAGTTAAACATCAAATTGAAGAATTGGCTAGAGCTAATCGTAAGTTGAAAGATGATACTTCACGAGAATTAACAACTCGTTTGAAAAACATGATTCTTTCAGTTGATGGTGAGACTGAACAAAAAGTTATTAATCATTTCGTAGACAACGAATTATTTGCGGTAGATTCAAAGGCTTTCAGAGCGTATATTAATGAAGTTGTTCCTGATGTCGATTTGATGTATGAGTTTGTTTCTGAAGAGACCGGGGGAAGGAGAGAGATGGTACTCCCTATGGATACTAGCTTTTTTTGGCCTAAATCTTGAATATAGAAAACATTTACATACACATATTTTTGAATTGATATACCATGGAAATGGTGGATTTAATTTTAATGATGTTTACAATATGCCAGTTTGGGCTCGTAAGTTTTACATCAACAAAATTATAGAATTCAAACAAGAAGAAAAGAAGGCTCATGATAAAGAGTCTGCTAAAATAAAATCTGCTTCTCGAAAAAGATAATACCCAACGGAAATGTTGGGTATTTCTATATTTATAGGATATAACATGAGGTAACTAATGGCCAAAATTAAAGTATCAGAATTAAAAGAAATGTTAACATCACGAGGTGTTAGTGAGGGATTTATTGGAAATCTTATATCTAAAATTACCGGTAAGAATGGTGATGTAAAAAACAACGCCGAATATAAAGAGTTGGAAAAGAAAGCGGCCGCACTTGAAAAGGATTATGACACCTTTATAAAAAAACATAATTTGAAACCCGTAAAGTGGTAATTTGAAAGAATTAAATGGCAGAGCAATCCAATCAGGATAGAATAAATCAGTTTAAGGCTGAAGAAGCATTACAAAGAAACTTGTCATCGCTTCTACAAGACAGAATAACTAAAACTGGCCAATTGACTAAACTCCAAAAAGAGTTGGTGGATTCTACTGCTGCGGCCAAAGGTCTTGATGAGAAGTTATTGGCAATCGAAGAAGAAAAAGAAAAAGTTCTTGAAAAGGTAGCCAAATTCAATAGACAAATTGATAAAGATATGCTCAAGATGCTGGATACGGCTGAAGAGTATCTTAAAATAGAAAAAAAACGAAAAGAAACTACTGAAAAATTAAAAGACTTACAAGAAGAATTAAAAGACTCAATGCAGGATGCTCTTGGTATCAGTAAAGAGTATGTTGATGCTTTTAAAGTAGGTGGTGTTATGGCTCTTGGCTTCATGGCTGCTACAAAAGCAGTAGAAGGTATGAAAGAGGCATTTGATAATACTGTTGGGGTTGGTATGGACTTCGTAAGAAATATGGGTGCTTCAGTTGGTGAAGCGGCTCATGTTACTGCTGAAGTTACAAAAGCGCAATTCTCAATGACAGGTCTTTTATATGGTAGTGAAGCCGTTGCCGAGTCTGCAAAATCGGTGGCAGAATATTATGGTAGTGCAAAAGCGGTCACAGCAGATATGTTGAAAGATGTAACCGAACTATCAGCATTAGGTGCTGAGGGACCTGCTCAATTAGCCGGTATCTTCGAAAAAGCAAGTGGTGATGCTGGTGCTATGACATCCGAAATCAAAGAAATAGCAGAGGGTGTTGGTGTTGATGCTGGTTCTGTAATACAAGAAATGTCTAAAAACCAAAGTTTGTTGGTTGGTAAGTCTAAAGAAGAAATTGCAGTATTAGCCAAGAAAACTGCCGAACTTAAAAAACAAGGTCAGTCCATGGAATTATTACAATCCGTGTCTGATAATATGTTGAATATTGAAGGTTCTTTAAGGTCAGAGATGAAAGCTCGATTGATGACCGGAAAAGATATAAATGCACAAGCAGTTAGAGAAGCTGCCATGATTGCACAAACCACAGGTGATTACTCAAAGTTGAGTGAAGAGTTATCCAAACAAGTAGGTTCAGCTGAAGAGTTTGGTAAGATGGGCCCAATGCAACAAAAAGCATATGCTGATGCGTTTGGTATGAGTGTAGAGCAAATGACCGAAATGTTGACGAAACAAGAACAAATCAACAAGTATGGTGAAGAGGGTTCAAAGTGGATGAATATGACCACTACAGCACT